GGTTACCGGCGGCCCGACCCGTCGACACTTGAAAGGGCCTTCATCAAAGCGCGAAACTCGTCGGAATGGCTCACCGACTCCGACGCCGCCGCCCTATGGCATGGCCGGGACCTGTCCCTCTACCTCGACCTGCTGTTCCGCCGCCAAACGTCGATCGACGGTATGCCCGACGTGACCACCCGCGACCTGGCCGACATGTCCGGCCGCTACGCGCAGCTGCTCCGCGAGCTCGGCTTCACACCGGCGGCCCGTCACCGTATGGGCCTGTGGGATGAAACAGTCGACGATGCCTTCGCCCAGGTCGTCGCCCTGGCTTCCGCGGCTGGGGACACCGCGCAGTAGCCGGCCCACCTTCGGGAACCAGGCCGCCGCCGTCGCCCAGGTCGTAGGCACCCCCTTGTTGGCCTGGCAGCGCCACGCCCTCGACGTCGGCCTCGAACGATCAGACGCCGGATGGGCCTACCCCGACGTCGGGATCGCGGTCGCCCGACAGAACGGGAAGACCCGGGGGATTCTCGGCACCCGAATCCTCACCGGCCTCCTCCTGTGGGGCGAGTCGATCCTCCACTCCGCGCAGAACCGGGACCTACCCCGAGAGTCGTTCCTCGAGATCGCCGAAATCCTGGAGACACGCTTCCCCGGCCGTCTGGTCGGCCGGCCCCGCCGGGCCAACGGCCAAGAGTCGGTACGGCTCGGCAACGGCGGCAGCTACCGGATACTGGCGCCCCGGCCGGACGCTCCCCGCGGGTTCCACGCCGACCTGATCGTCCTCGACGAGATACGCGAGTACCGGGACACGTCCTTCCTCTCGGCGATTCTCCCCACCGCCAACACCTCCCCGGACCCTCAAGTCTGGTACGCGTCCAACGCCGGCGACCCCGATTCGGTCGTCCTCAACGGGCTCCGCGCCCGGGGCCTCACCGGGGACCCCACGCTCGCCTGGTTGGAATGGTCAGCCGACCCCGCCCTCGACGACGACGACCCGACCGCCTGGTCCCAGGCCAACCCCTCCCTCGGCAGCCTGATCGACACCGACCGGATCGCCCACCTACACGCAACCCTCACCCCCGAGGGGTTCGCCACCGAGGTTCTATGCCGCTGGGTCGACATTGCCGGTACCCGGGCGATCCCCGCCCCACTATGGGATGCTTGCCTGGACGCGGCGGTCCCCGGTCCGACTGGACGGCCGGTATGTTCGGTGGACATTGACCCGGACCGGGCGGCCGCCGCGGTCGCCGTCGCATGGCAACTTCCCGACGGTCGGATCGGAACCGACCTCGCCCTCTACCGCACCGGCAACCTCGACACACTCGACCAAGCGGTCACCGCCCTACTCGATGAGCTCGCCCCGTCCATGATCGGCTACGACCCCTGGACAACCGAAACCCTCGCCGCCGGGTTGCTCGTCGCCGGGTATCCGATGACCCCGGTTACCGGCCGCGCCTGGGTCGCCGCCTGCTCCGACCTCTACGACCTGCTGGCCGCCGACCGGCTACGCCACCCGGGCCGGGAAGCCCTCAACGCCCAACTCGCCGTCGCCGGCCGCCGCGAATCGACAGAAGGCCGCTGGTGGATCACCCGCGGCGGCGAACCGATCCCCGCAGTCACCGCCACCGCCCGAGCCGTACACCTGGCAGTAAGGCCGGCGCCGATCTACGCCGTCCACTGACCGTTACGGGATACCAGCACCGCGCGCGCCCGTAACGCTATTGTCCCGGGCAATGGGCCGCTTTCTCGAGCTGCTGACCGGGGCGCCCCCCGCGGAAGTACGGCACACCGACACTGATCCCAGCGCCTACCCGCTGGAATGGCAGCTCGACGCGGTCGTCTGGCATCAGACCCACGGCCCGATATCCAGCGAAGCGGTCCCCGCGGTGTACGCCGCGATCGACCTGATCGCCTCGTCGGTGGCCCGCCTCGACACGCTCACCTCGACACCCTTGTCCCGGTCTCCGGACCAGTTCGACACCCGGTTCAACTTCTTCTTCGAAACCGCCTGGAGCCTGGCGTGGGCCGGTGACGCCTACTGGCTGAAAACCCCCAACAACAGCCCGGACGCCCGCGGTATCGACAGCCTCCAGGTGATCCCCCCCTCAGACGTTGATGTCAACTGGGACGACACCCTGGGCCGGCGCCTCCGCAATTACCGCTGGCTGACCCGGGAGATACCCGCGGAACGGATCGAACATCTCCGCTTCCACCCTCGACCCGGCGAACTCCACGGCCTGTCGCCGATCGAAGCCGCCCGGGAAACCTGGGAGGGGGCCGCCCACTCCGAACGTTGGGGCTCCGGCCTGTTCGCCGGCTCCGGGGTCCCCTCCGGCGTCCTCAACGTGCCCACCCCACTCAGCAAAGAGGAGTCGGACAAGCTACGCAGCCAGTGGGACAAGGCTCGGGCCGGGCAACGCAACACCGCGGTCCTATCCGGCGGCGCCAAATACGAGGCCGTCGAACTGAGCCCGGCGGACATCGAATGGCTGGAGACCCGCGCCTCGACCGCCCAGGAAGTCGCCCGAATCTTCCACATTCCCTCCGACATGCTCGAAGTGTCCGTCCAGGGTGGCGCCAGCTCGGTCACCTACCGGAACCTGGCCGCGATCGGCGCCGATTTCGTCGAATGGTGCCTCAACCCCTACCTGCAGATCATCGAAGAAGCCTGGGCTCGCCTTCCCGGACAACCCGCCCTCGAATTCGACACCCGCCCCCTCTACCGGGAAGACCTCGAAACCCGCGCTCGCACCCTCGAATCGCTGGTCCGGGCCGGTATGCCCCTCAACGACGCCCTCGCCGAAACATCGTTCGCTCCCGGCCTGGAGGTATCGCTTGCCACCTGAACCGCTGATCACCCTCGACGTCACCTTTGACACCCGCGCCCTCGACGAGGGGGATGGGCTCACCCTGGAAGGCCGGATCGTCCCCTACGACGAGGTGATCGACCTCCCCTCCGGCCGGGAAGCTTTCGCCCCCGGCGTGTTCGCCGACACCGACCCCGACTCGGTGGTCCTTCTCTACCAGCACGACCCGACCCGCCCGGTGGGACGGATGACCGCCGCCGAGGATCGGGCCGACGGTCTGTACGGGACGTTCCGGTTCGGCACGACCGCCGCCGCTACTGAAGCCCGTTCCCTGGCCGCCGACCGGATACTCCGCGGTCTGTCCGTCGGTTTCGAACCCGTCGAATCCCGCAAAGAGAAGGACGTCCGCGTCCATACCAAAGCCCGACTCAGGGAAACCTCCCTGGTCACGTTCCCGGCATACCCAGGCGCCTCGGTGCTGGCGGTTCGGGAGGAAGGAAAGCCCATGACGGACGAGAAACCCGTCCCCGAGCCCGCACCCGACCCCGCGCCCGAACCGGCGCCCGAACCCGACCCCGAATTCCGGGCCGCGGTCGTCGACCTGGAAACCCGGATGGACAACGGGTTCCGGGAGGTACGGAACATGATCGCCAACGTCCACCTGGGCGACCCGGCGATCCCCGAAAGGTCCGTCCAGTCGTACCTGGCGGAAATGCTGGTCACGGTCGCCAAATCACCCGGTGAGAAGCGAGCTCTGGCCGACGTGATCGGCACCGCCCCCGGCAACGCCTCCGGGCTCATCTACTCCCAACGAGTCAGCGAAGTCCTGAATGCGATCGCCGGGCTCCGGCCCCTGTTCGACGCCGCCGGGAAAGTCCCCTTCCCCAGCTCGGGCTACGGCCTCAACTTCCCCAGGATCACCCAGCACACCCAGGTCGCGAAGAGGACCGCTGAAAAGGCCGAAGCCGCCAGCCGTGAACTGACCCTCGACCAGGGCCAGTTCGCCATGGAATGGTTCGCCGGCGCCGTCGACGTGTCCCTCGAGCTGATCGCCCAGTCCGACCCGTCAGTCCTCGAGGTTGTCGTCGACGACCTCCTCGCCCAGTACGCGGTCGCCACCGAAGCGGAATTCGCCTCGGATTCGGTCGCCTCGGCCACCGCCGGCGGGGCGGTCCTCCCAGTGTCGACCTGGGCGGCGTTTGCCGCCGCGGTGATCGGCACCTCCGCCGATATCAGGGCGGCGACCGGAATCCCCGGAGACCGGCTGGCCCTCACCGACGCCTCCTGGGCGGCCGTGGTCGGCCTGCTCAACCCGGCGGCCCCCGCCGCCAACCCGGGCACCGCGCCCGACCTCACCGCCGAAGCGATCAACGTGGGCGGGGTCCTCGCCTTCCACGCTCCGGCGCTCGCCTCGGACCTCCAGTTCAACACTCGGAGCCTCCGCAACAGCGAACGGACACCCGACACGGTGAGCTCGAACAACGTGGCGCTCATGGGCCGGGACATCGGGATCATCGGCGCCACCATCGCCCTACCCCTCTACCCGGCGGGGATCGTCAAATACACGGTCTGAACAGGGGGTTCGTGTTGACGCTTCCGGTTCCTACCGCGGACCAAACACAGCGGATCGCCCAGGCCATTATTCACAAGGCCACCAGGGTCCTGGTAATGGCCGGGGCGCCGCTGGGCACGTTCGGGGAGCTCACCGAACTGGGAATGTCGACGGTGCGACCGGACTATCAGATCGCCGAACTGCTGTTCGGGCTCAGGTTGACCGAATGGGACCTCGCCCTCGACGGCCTGGTCACCCCCGACGACGTAATCCGCCAGGGGCTCCAGGCCAACCCGGCCACCTTCCCCGCGGAACGGCTACCCGACGTGGAACGGGCGATCGACACCGCGGTCTCCTGGGTCGACACCTACCTAACCGAGGGGGTCGCGGTCGGATGATCGAAACTCTGATCACCGCCCTGACCGCCGAATTCGATGGTGACGTCGCTTTCTACCCGGCGGTCCCCTCCCAGATTGTCGCCCCCGCGGTGATCGTCGCCCCCGGCGACCCGTTCCTCGCCCCCGGCACCCACGGCACCATCTCGGAAAACTGGGACGTCCTGGTCGCCGTCGGCTTCAAAGACACCGGCGAAGCCGTCACCCAAATGCGGGACCTGTCCCACCGGGTGCGCCGGGTGGTCGGGGAAACCGGGGGGCTATGGCGACAGGCCGCCGGTCCCCGCCGCGGGGCCACCGAATCCGACCAGACGGTTATCACCGTCAACGAAATCACATTCAAATATCCGCCACCAGGAGGAACACCATGACCACCAGCCCGACATTCATTCCCGGCTACCTCGCCACCGTCACCCTGATGGCGGAAGACATCTCCGCGATCGGCTCGGTTGTCAGCCTGGAAAAAACCCGGAACGTGATGACCAAACCAACGTTCGGCTCACCCTACGGACACAGCCTGGGCGGCCAGAAAATCGCCGCGTTCAGTGCGAACGGCCACCTGTCCGCGGAGCAGGCCGCCGCCCTCGAAGACATCTTCGACTCGGACGCCCCCATCGACTTCACCCTCCAGGTAGGGGAAGGCGCCGGGGCTACCGACGCCGGGGTCCACTCCGGGAAATGCGTTGTCAGCTCATACCGGATCGAAGCCAACGCCGACGGG